GATGAGCATCAATGACTGAGAAGAAACCGTATCCGTTTATCAAAGGGACTGCGGCTGCGAGTCACGACCGGGTCGTGTTCCGGGCGTATCGTGCCGGTACTTGGAACGCGGAACAGTGCGCCAGGGAAATATCAAGAGCGAATGGTGTGCCGATGACGACGGAGCAGTTCATCGAGTATGCCGACGCGCTAGGATGGCTCTATTATGGACATTGACCGCTTTGTCGAGTTTTTCCTGGGGTTTACCATGGTCTGTCAGATCATTGTCGTTGGATGTTTGATCGTGCTTTTCGTGCTTTTGGTGAGGTGGACACATGACCGCTGATGATCTCTATACTTATCGCGGCCTGGTCATGGAGTGCAAGGCCCTCCAGGCTCAGATCGACTCGTTATATTACACGCCCGTGACTGCCCGATTGGACAGTGTGCCGGGAGGGCGAAAAAGCGCAGACGGAACATCAGACCCTACCGCGCGGGTAGTCGATTGGATCGCCGGGCTCCAGCAGCTTCTGGAGAAGAAACAGCAGGATCTGGCGGACCGCCTGCTGATGATCGAGCATGACGTGGACGCTATCCCGGACCCGCAGGTGCGGGCTATCATCCGACTGCATTTTCTGTCCGGCTTGACTTGGGGGCAGACAGGGCAGGCGCTGGGTGAAGGCTTCTCCGGAGATGCCGTCCGCAAGCAGTTCAGGCGGTGGTCAGATGGTCAAATTGATAAAGTGTCCGTTTTGTCCGCTTCGTCCGTGGTAAAATGATAGTGTATAAATATGCGAAAAACGCGGGGCCGTCTCCGCGTTTTCCTTAGGGGCGGAGGCAACAACACCCGTGGTCTTCGTATCGAGCCTCCTGTTCATTTCTCGCGCCTTCGCCCCTATTCGTTGGAGATATTGTATGACCAATCCGAGGTACGCAAACGGTAATCTGAGGCGTAAATACCGGGCCAGGCTGAAAGCCATGGGTGGAGAGTGCGCGATCTGTCATGGGGCGTTGGGTCCGATCCATTACGACGAGCCAAGTGATGCGCAGCATCCGCTGTCCTTCGTGGTCGATGAGATCCGACCGGTGTCGAAGTGGTGGCAATTCGGTTATCCGTCGAAAGAAGCAGCTGCCCAGGACTGGTCCAACCTTCAACCGGCCCATTACATCTGCAATCGGAACAAGGGAGACAAGACGGATTACAAACCGACGATTTTGCGTCAAAAAAAGCGCAAAGATGCGTCAGATGGTGAGTGGTAAGCGCGAAAAGGGGTGGGCAGGGGCCCCTCCGGGGTGGCAAAGCGCCCGTCGCGTGCACATAGCGCCGATTTCCACGAGAGGATTTTTTGGAGGCCCTTATGGCATATAGAAAGCTTTCAACCGCAACACGTCGAGGGCAACGGCTTGACCAGCTGAAAACACTGGCGACGACCCTGGCGAGGACGATAGATGAGGCAAGGCTTGACCCGGATCAGGTCAAGCAGCTGGCACCATTGGCCAAGCAGTACCGTGACACGATCAGGGAGATTGAACAGATTGAGGGAACAGGCAACACAGACGATGAGATCAGCGCGATCCTCCAAGATCGTGCAGATGATGGGAAGCCAGGAGCCGTCCGTCCGGATCGCTCCCGACTATCAAACAAGTGACGGTCTGGACGCGGTAAAGATCCTCCGTGCCGGCGGCATCGTGCTGGATGAATGGCAGGTCGACGCACTGTGCGACTGGATGGGACGTTCTCCGGCCGGGCTATGGGCGGCTTCGACCTGCGGTGGATCGGTTCCGCGGCAGAACGGTAAAAGCCTGCTGGTCCAGGCCAGAGCCGAGGCCGGCATGCTGCTGTTCAACGAACAGGTCATATATACAGCTCACCTGCAGAAGACTGCATCGGAGACCTTTGAAGAGATGCGGGACTTCTTTGAGATGCCGGCGATCCGGAAGTATGTTGCCGACATTAAGTCAGCTATCGGGCGGGAACAGATCATCCTAAAATCCGGTGCTCGGATCAAATTCCTGGCGCGGACCCGTAACAGTGGGCGCGGCCAGCACGGTGATCTGCTGCTGATCGATGAGGCGCAGGAGATCGATGAGAATGCGCGTGCTTCCTTGCTTCCGGCGATCTCAGCATCACTCAATCCGCAGACCATCTACACCGGAACACCTCCGGACCCGTCAGTTACAGCTACCGTATTCCGGGATCTGCGGCAGAAGGTTTTGCAGCGGAAGACGAAAAAAACGGCCTGGTTTGAGTTTTCTGTCCCGGAGATCGGCAACGTGACCGATCAGGTGCGCTGGGCGCAGACCAATCCAGCGCTGGGCCGTCGGATCCTGCTGGCGACCATACAGACGGAGATGGAGCAGATGGACCCGGACACCTTTGCCCGGGAGCGCCTGGGCTGGTGGGCTCCGGTCGTCGAGCATACCGAGCAGAAGGCGCTGGATCCGGAGCTGTGGGCCGCCTGTGCTTCCGGTGAGATGAAACCGGAAGGCAAAACGGCCTACGGTATCAAGTTCTCTCCGGACGGCAGTGAGATCTGCCTATGCGGCGCAGTCGTTCCCGCTGACGGTCCGGCGCGGATCTCTCTGATCGAGCGGAAAGACGCCGGCGCCGGGATCCAATGGCTGGCCGACTGGCTCAACGAACGGTATAAAACGGCCTGCTGTGTCGTGATCGACGGCCGCAATGGTGTGGATCTGCTGGTGGACCGCATCTCCAGCGTATGGCGCTACAAAGGCTCAGTCATTCGTCCGTCGGCGAAGGATATGATCGCGGCGGCATCGCTTCTGCAGACTGAGCTGACCGAACAGACAGTCACATGGTATGACAAGCAAACGAGCTTGGAAAAAAGTGCTCTTACTTCTATCCGGCGCCCGATCGGCGGTGGATGGGGCTTCGGCGGTGAGGATTCTGCCCCGATCGAGGCCGCATCGCTGGCGTTGTGGGGCGCGCGGACCAGTAAAAGAGATCCGGGAAGGAGGATGAGGATCGGATGATTTATCTAAATCCGTTGAAAGTGACCGGTCTGCCGGCTGAAGAGATGCAGATGCTGGCGAATCTGCTTGATGTGTACCAGCAGCATGAGGCCAAGAACCGGGAAAAGGACCGGTATTATGAAGGGCACGTCTCTCTGGACAGTGTCAACCTCGGCCTGGCTCTCCCTGACGGGGTCAAAAATCTTGAGATCGGTTGTGAGTGGGGGGCAAAGTGCGTGGACGTGCTGGCTTCCCGCTCCATGTTTGACGGTTTTGTCCGGCCTGACGGTGAAGCTGCTGACCAGCTGGACCGCATTATCGCCGGAAATCGTCTTCAGTCTGAATACATGAAGGCCTGCCGCGATGAGCTGAAATACGGTTGCACCTTTGCCACACTGTCGTCAGATCCTGTCTATGGCTGCCGGATCCGGTTCCACTCTCCGCAGACAGCTTCTGCCCTATGGGACGGTGAAAAGGGCCGGATCGGATGCGGTATGGCCATCATCGACACCCGGAAGGATGACTCGGGCAATTTTTGGCAGCCGTCGATCATCAACCTCTACACCGATTCTGCGGTGTGGGTGCTGACCCGCGCCGGTCAGAACTGGAGCGCAGAAGAGTTTTCGCACCGCATGGGCCGCCCGTTGATGGAGCCGATGATCTGGAACGCCACCAGCTCCAAGCCGTTCGGCAGATCCCGGATCAAAGAACCGATCCGTCGGCTGATCCAGGGCTATGTCCGGACAGTAGCCAACGCTACGATCGGCCTGGAGTTTGCCACAAGCCCTCAGAAATATCTTCTCGGCGTGACAGATGAACAGTATGATGCGCTCATCAACCAAAAATTTAAGCAATATGTCGGGAGCATCATAGCCTCCACCACCAATCCGGAGACCGGAGAGGCACCCGTGTTCGGGCAGCTGCAGCAGGGATCCATCGAGCCTCATGTGCAGATGATCCGGCTGCTGGCTACGCAGTTCTCAGCTGCGACCGGTCTGTCAGTGACAGACACCGGCGTGGTCAATGATGCCAACCCGACGAGCTCCGACGCCATCCTGGCGCAGACGCAGACTCTAGTAACTTTGGCCGAGCAGCTGAATGCCGGCAATGGTGACGCGCTGAAGATGATCGCGATGATGTCTCAGGCGATCGCACGGGGGGTGAGGCTGGACGAGCTGACTGATGATGAGGTTTCTGTGGTGCCGCACTTCAAAAATCCGGCGATGCCCAGCGTAAGTGCGACAGCTGATGCGGCAGTGAAGATCGCTTCCAGCCGGCCGGCTTTCGCGCAGACTGACGTCTATCTTGAGATGGTCGGCTTCGAGCAGGCAGACATCCGGCGGATCAAGGCGCAGGAACGGATGGCGCGCGGCAGCAATGTCGTGCTCACCGAGTTCAATGAGGAGAGCTGATGCGTTATTACGTTGATGCAAAGACCTGGGACGAGTACGTCACGAAGCTGGCCGCGATCAACGAAAAGGCGGCTGAATCCATGCAGCAATACATGAAAGATCATGGCGGATATGTGACATCAGACCTGTTGTCCACCGCCTACTCGATCACACAGCGCTATGGTGAAGCTGCTGGCTCTCTGGCGGTTGATTTTTACAACAGTATTGCCGAACAGTGGGCTGAAGCGCATCGCATGCCATATAAACCCGCGGCAGACCTTGCACCGACTGCAACCATGGATGAGGTCAAACATGAAGTCTTTGCCGCGCAGGAACAAGGTCGGCTCGATGATATCCCTGACCGGATCGGACGCCTGGTCAAACAGACCGGGGCTGATACGATCGTCCGGAACGCGATCCGGGACAAGGCCGAGTGGGCCTGGATCCCAGCCGGAGGGGAGACCTGTGCTTTTTGCCTGATGCTGGCAAGCCGCGGCTGGACGAGGGCTTCCCGGAGCGTGCTGAAAGGCAATCACTGCGAACATATCCATTCCCACTGTCGTTGCACCTTTGCCGTTCGGTTCTCCTCGGATACCTTTGTCCAGGGCTATGACCCGGACGCGTACAAAGACGTTTACGACCGTAACGACGGCGATCTGAACGCGATCCGCCGCGAGCTGTACGACGATCAGAAGGATACGATTAACGAACAGAAGCGCGAACGATATGCAAAAGAGCAAGCAGAGGAAAGCGCATAAGTATTTTCGCGGCAGCTGCCGCTGAAATAGGCAACTCGTGCCAAAAACGAGGATTCACTCATAGGAGGAAATATGGCTGAAGAAGCAAAAACTGTGAATCAGGAACAACCCACGGCGGGGCAGCCGGAACGCACGTTCACCCAGGCAGAAATGGATGCCATTATCGGCGAGCGTTTGAGTCGGGAGCGTGCAAAGTTTGCGGATTACGAGGACATCAAGGCCAAGGCGGCGAAGTATGACGAGGTGGAAGAGGCCTCGAAAAGCGAGCTGCAGAAGGTGACTGAAAAGGCTGAAGCTCTGCAGGCCAAGCTGGATCAGTTGACCAAGGCCGATGAGGTCAGAAAGATTCGTGAAGCAGTGTCGTCGGAAACTGGAGTCCCGGCGAATCTTTTATCCGGAGACGATGAGCAAGCCTGTAAAGATCAGGCGGCGGCCATTTTGGCATTCGTTAAGAACGGCCGGGCCTATCCGTCCGTAAAAGACGCCGGTGAAGCGAAACCGGCCACGATGACAAAAGAGCAGATCCTGAGCATTAAGGATCAACGCGCTCGCGTTAAGGCAATCGAAGAAAATATTGCCCTATTTGAGAAAAAGTAAAGGAGAAAAAAAACATGGCTGATGTATCCATCCAGGCGAAAGCCCAAGACATCAATTTTGTCACCAATTTTGAGGCTGACCTCCGCAATCTGCTGGTTGTGCTGGGTAAGACCGAGGCTCAGATCCTGGCCCCGGGCACCGCGCATAAGATCTATGCGTCGAGCGGATCTCTGTCTACCGCGGCTGTTGGAGAAAAAGAACTGATCCCGGATTCCGGTATCAAGATGGGCGACGCGCAGCTGGTTGAGCTGACCTACAAGAAATACCGCAACCTGACCTCGATCGAGGCCATCGGCAAGATGGGCTATGAGGTTGCCGTCGGCGGCACCAATATGGCTGTGCTGAAGGACGTTCAGAAGAGCATCCGTCAGAGCATCTTCACCGCTATCGCGACCGGCACTGGTACGGCTTCCGCGAAGGATTTTCAGAGCAAAGTGGCCGCGGCTGCTGCGTATCTGGCCAAGAAGTTCGAGGATGAGGCGCATACGCCGATCATCTTCGTTTCTCCGGATGATGCCTATGAGTATCTGGGCTCGCACAATGTCACGCTGGAGACTTCGTTCGGTCTGTCCTATCTTGCTAACTTCATGGGCATCGGCAACGTTGTGATCGATAGCAACGTGACCGCCGGTGAAGTGTGGGGCACTGCCTCCGAGAACCTGGTCGTCGATGCTGCTTCCATCAGTGCGATCCCGGGCATGGATATGACCACCGACGAGTCCGGCATGATCGCTGTCCATAACGGCGCTCGCTACGAGAATGCCGCGCTGGAGCTGGTCGCCTACTGCGGTCTGGCCGTCCTGCCGGTCTACAAGGATCGCATCGTCAAGGTCACCACTGCTGCCTAATGGTGCAGTGCACCGTGATTCGGCCGTTTTATGACTTAGCTGAGGGCGTTGACCGGAAGATCGGCGGCGCCTTCAGCTGCACATCAGAGCGGGCCGAATATTTGAAGAAGCTGGGCCTGGTGCAGGTCGCACCGGAAAAGAAGGCCGCCGCACCATCGGCGTCTAAACCTCCGGTGAAAAGAAAGGCCCCGGCGAAGAAGACAACCAAGAGGGGGTAAGGCTAATGGCATACGCAACTATTGACGATGTCGAAAAGGGCTTTCGGACCCTTGATTCTGACGAAAAGGGAAGAGCCGAGGCTTTGCTGGATGAGGCGGCGGTATTGATCGATTCATACTCCACGACCGCATCTGCCGACGCGAAGAAGGTTGTGTCATGCCGTATGGTCCGCCGCGCGATCGGAGACGGTGAAACGTCAGCTTTTCCGATGGGCGCTTCACAAGGGAGCGTTTCCGCGCTGGGCTATTCTCAGTCATGGACGATCGGAAGCGGTTCGACCGGTCAGCTATATCTCGACAAGACGGATAAGCAGTATCTCGGGCTGAGCAACAAGATCGGCTCATACAGTCCGGTCCAGGAGTCGACCGACGATGATTAAAGGCATCACGATAACGCTTTGGACAAAGACAGAGACCGGCAGGGATGTATTTAACCATCCGATCGAAGAGCTGACCAGCGAAACCATCAGCGATGTTCTGGTGGCCCCGGCTTCGACTGAAGATCTCCCGGCCAACATCGACCTGGAGACGGCGAAAAGCCTATACACCATGGCCTTGCCGAAAGGTGACGCACATGACTGGCACGCTGTCGATCACGTCGAGTTTTTGGGGCATTCGTGGAAAATCATCGGATATGAGCTGGAAGGCATCGAGGACAATATCCCGCTGCGGTGGAATCGAAAGGTCACGGTGGCCCGGTATGAGTAGCAAGCTGCGGTTTAAGCACAGCCAAAAAGGCTATTTTACGCTAATGAAGTCTGAAGAGATGAAGAGCGTGCTGCAGACTTATGCTGATCGGGTGTGCCAGGCTGCTAATTCGTCCGGCTTTGCCGGTGATAATTATTCGACCAGTCTTGTCACCGGCGGCACTCGGGCGAAAGCCAGGGTCTCTCCGGCGGATGAACATGCGGCTGCCAGCAATAGGCGGCACAACACTTTGCTGAAGGCCCTGGGGGGTGCTAAGGATGTCTAAACCTATCGAGGTCACGATCCTGACCGCCATGCAGCAGTGGCTGAAGGACAATGGCTATGATCTTACGGTCTATACTGAGATCGAAAAGAGCATGCCGGATGAGTTCATCACCCTTGAGAAGACCGGCGGCGGCGAATCCAATTTCATTGGAGAAACTACCATAGCCATTCAGAGCTGGGCCGACAGTCTGGCACGCGCAGCTGAGATCAATGAGATCGCCAAGGACGCTGCCCGGAACCTCATCAACGACGGAAGGGTCATCCAGGCCGAGCTGCAGACTGATTATCCCTTTACTGACACTGAAACGAAGAAGTACCGCTACCAAGCGGTCTTTTATCTTAGAAATTACTAGGAGGAAAGCAAATGGCTGCTAATAACACTAAGTATGTTACAGCCGGTAAGCCGAAGGTTGGCGGTGCCATCTTCCGTGCGCCGGCTGGAAGCACTCTTCCGACGGATGCCTCGACCGCTTTGGATGCGGCGTTCATCTGCCTGGGCTACATCTCTGATGACGGCCTGACCGCCTCGACCTCGCGCGAAAGTTCTGATGTGAAGAGCTGGGGCAATGACACGGTCCTGACGCTTCAGACGTCCTATGGCGAGAGCTATCAGTTCACCATGCTGCAGGTCATGGATCCGGAAGTCCAGAAGGTTTTCCGCGGCGATGACAATGTCACCGGCGACATGACCACCGGCATGACGGTCAAAGGCAACGCAGCTGAGGACGGCGAGCATTGCTATGTGATCGAGCAGATCCTCAACGGTGATGTGGCTTTCCGGACGGTCATCCCTTCCGGCAAGATCACTGAGGTCGAAGATATCACCTATGCTGACGGCGATGCCGTGGGCTATGGTGTGACTCTGACCTGCCTGCCGGATGCCAGCGGCAACTACCACTACGAATACTACAAAAAAGCGGAGTAATTAACGGATGAGCGAGAAAATCAAGGTCAAAACGTCGACCGGCTTTCAGTGCGAGGTAGACGCCAGGGCCATCAAGGATGTCCGCTTTTTGCGGGCTATCAAAAGACTCTCAGAGGGCAAAAGCGATCTGGACGCGATGAACGCCGTGCTTGACCTGTGGGAGCTTGTGCTTGGCCCGGAAGGCGTTGATCGTCTGGGCGAACATTGCGCCGATGAGGACGGCTATCAGGATACTGACAAGATGACCGCAGAAGTCACCGAGATCCTGGAGCAGCTGAAGGCGAAGGACAACGACATAAAAAACTGATTTTTCTCGCGCAGTTAGAAGCCCGCAGCATGAATGACCTGACATGTGATTTTGCGCAATACTATCACATCCTGGATGTGGAGCAGCTGCCGGTCACACTTGCGGCGACGCTTGCTGCGGGCTTGCCTGCTGACGCGAGATGCAAAAGCAGCGGCAGATCCGCTGAGATCGTGCTGCTGGCGGCGATCTATGACCTGCTGGCGGCAGTATTTACCGACAAAAAGCACCAAAGAGAGCGGAAGTCCATGCTCGAGACTGTGCTGAATGCTGAAAACGAAGATAAGAAAACGACTGGATTCTCATCCGGCGAAGAGTTTGAAGCCGTTTGGAAGAGGATCCTGAACCAATAGAAAGGAGTTGAGCGGAGATGTCTGATGCGGCAACTTTAGGACAAGCCTATGTGCAGATCATCCCTTCGATGGAAGGCACTAAAGGCAGAATCACGAATCTGCTTAGCGGAGAAATGCAGAGCGCCGGGAATCAGTCCGGAACGACTCTCGGATCATCTCTTGTCAATGGGCTGAAGGGGTTCGTCACAAAGGCCGACGTTTTGGCCAGCGTTGGCGCGGTCATTACTCAGAGCCTGACCTCCGGAGCGGATCTGGAGCAGCAGCTGGGCGGCATTGAGACGCTGTTTGGTGAGTCTGCCGATAAGATGAGAGATTATGCCAGCCAGGCATATAAGACCGCCGGGGTCAGTGCACAGCAATTCATGCGGCAGTCCACCAGTTTTGCGGCGTCACTGCTGCAGTCATTGGACGGAGATACCAGCGCAGCTGCGGACTATGCTAACC